AACTGAAACGATGGGCGCTTCACGTCACCCCCTGCGCCAGGTTGATCGCCGAAGCGATGCGTTGACCGATCCACCGTACATTCGGCACCGCCCACGAGTTGCCCAGGGCCTTGTAGCGGGGGCCGTCCGGGCATGCGCCGGCTGGCTTGTTGCGCCAGGGGATGGCGGTGTAGTTGTCAGGAAATCCCTGCAATCGCTCGCACTCCACGGGAGTGAGTCGGCGGACCTGCATGGCGGGCGTCAACACGTTGCGCTCTTGTGCTCTGCCGCCACCGCTGGGAGCGGTCAGCGCATAAGCAACCTCGCCTCCGATTTCCAGCGAACGGCCATCAGATCGACCTCGCTCTTGGAAAGCCACAGCCGTCGGATTCAATGCCCCCATCGAGGGCGCCAAGTTCTCTGTGCTGGCGTGCTGGGTGGCCGACAGGTTGGCGGGGAATGCGATTGCAGGCGCATGAGCACCAGCCGCCAGCGGGTGGCACGGATCGCCAGGCTTCGGGTTGCTGCGGTTTGCGAAGCTGGTGACATGGGTGGTGTCAAAGGCGATGAGCCGCTGATCGGCCTGATGGCCGGGGCTATTCGTCTGACCCCCTCCGCGGCTAGAGCGCGCCACGAGCGTGCCGGCCACATCAGGAGCATAGGCAACCGGCACCAACGGCGTCCCCCGCCCCGTGCCGTCCTCGCTCGCGTCGAAGCCCTCGCCGCGCAGCATGTGAGCAACATACGGCGCCTCGTGATTGCAGCTCAACGTCGGCGCCATTTCGGCACCGATTTCGGCACCGGCCTGACCCGTGGCTACACAGATGGTTCCACCGTCGAGGTCGAAATCTGCTCCGAGGCCACCGCCTGCAGTGCTGCGGCTAGGGATGGTGGGAGCGACTTTCCCCGCCTGTCGGCTCGGCGCAGAATCCCCTGACAGGCTGTGGCGCTCAAAAAGAACCGCTGCGGCACGTCGCCAGTCTCCAAGACATCCGACAACGAACACACGGCGGCGTCGCTGGGCCACTCCAAAGTACTGAGCGTCAAGAACGCGGTAGGCGAACCCATACCCGAGTTGGCCCAGCATCCCGAGGAAGGTGCCAAAGTCCCGTCCTCCGTTTGATGACAGAACACCGGGGACGTTCTCCCAAACCAGCCACCGGGGCCGATACTTTGAAGCAATGGCACCGAAGGTAAGCATGAGGTTGCCACGTGGGTCATCCAGGCCTTTTCGGAGTCCGGCGACGCTGAAAGACTGGCAGGGGGTTCCTCCGCAAAGAAGGTCAATTGCGACATCAGGCCACTCCATAAACTTGGTCATGTCGCCCCAGTTGGGCGTGCTGGGGTAGTGGTGAGCAAGGACGGCACATGGAAACGGCTCGATCTCCGAGAAGGCCACAGCCTTCCATCCGAGGGGTGCCCACGCCACAGAAGCGGCCTCAATGCCGCTGCACACGGACAGAAACCGCATCACGCCGCCTCCGCTTCCAGCATGTCAAACAGCGTGGGCATCGAGAACTCACGCTCGGCGGACTTCAGGTAGTGCACCTGGTCCATGAAGTAGCCAGGATTGAGCTCACTGCCACCTCCGCGACGGCCCTTGAGGATCGCGCGGTACGGGACCGTGCCCAGCCCACAGAACGGGTCGTAGACCAGCTCATCGGGGTTGCTGTAGCGCTCGATCAGACGGTCCACGATGTCGAACTGCAGTGGGCAGACGTGTTTTTCAACTGCCCGGCGCGACTGGTCACTGTTGAGCGTCAGCATCCGCGTCACGTCGTGCCACACGTCCGGGTGGTGGCTGCCAGGCGCCAGGCTCATGAACTCGCTGGGCAGCGCGCCACGCATCTCCAGCTCTTTGCCGATGCGAACGTGAAACTCGTAGTCGTAGACGTTGGCCAGGCTGAACTGCGTAAACATCTTGGCCAGCTTCGATGGGCCCAGGCTGGCCAGCTCTTCGGCAGTGATCTGCCGGTTTCCGCTGGAGCGCCAGAATGCGTGAGCATCCACCTGCCACTGCGCGCGGGTGTAGGCCTCTTTGGTCTTGCGCACCGGCGTGTCGGCGTAACCCTTCGATCGGTCGGTCTGCGGCTTGCGAAACAGCACGATGTACTCGGGCGAGCCGACGCCCATCTTGGTGCCGTCCTTGCACTGCTCAGACCACCCAAGGCGGTAGGTCTGGTTGTTCTCGCGCACCACGTCCGTCACCACCGTGATCAGGCCCATGTAGTCGAAGCCGTGCTTGCGGCCGTGCATGATGGCCTCGCAGTGGAACGGACTGACCGTGGGCGCCCCGGCTCCGGTGACGTTGCCAAACAGGATCCGGTCCTTGACGTGGCACGCATAGATCCGGCCCGGCTTGAGGATGCGCAGCAGCTCGGGCGTCAGGTAGTCCATTTGCGCCCAGAAGTGGTCGTTATCCTCCGTGTGCCCGAAGTCGTTGTAGCTCGGGCTGTACTCGTAGTGGTTCGCAAACGGGATCGACGTGACGATCAGGTCGACGTGGTTCTCCGGCTGCAGCTTGGCCTCTTCAACGCAGTCGTTGTTGGCCACCTTGAACCGCTCGCCCGTGACCTCGATGCGTTCGACCCCAAGAGAGCGCGCCAGCGTTTCCTGCATCGCCAGCTGGTTGAGGCCGTACTGCTTGATGATGTCGGTCATCTTTTTCACCATGTCTTTGTGTTGCGCCCACTTGGCCTGCAGGGTGCGCAGCACTTCCCGCTCGGCCTCGCTGTAGACGATGTCAATGCGCACCCGGTGCTGCTGCTGGAAGCGCTGCACGCGGTGGATGGCCTGGATGAAGTCGCGGAACTTGAAGCCGATGCCCGCGAAAATCTCGCGGTGGCAGTGCCGCTGAAAGTTGCAGCCGGCGCCGGCGATCACCGGCTTGGTGCTCAGGATCCGGAACTTGCCGTTGCCGAAGTCGGCGATGCGCTGCTCGCGCTCGTCCAGGTTTTGAGTGCCCCACACACTGACGACCTCAGGGATCTCGGCTTGGATGGCGTGCCGCTCCGATTCAAGGTCGTGCCAGACAATGAAATGGTCATCAGGCGACTCTTCGACAATCTCGCGCACCTTGGCGACTCGGGCAGGCATGCTGTCGCGCTTCTCGCCGGCGGCAGCCGACAGGCCCAGCGCCGGGTCGTTGAACATCAGGGCCTGCCCGTCGCGCTCGTGACCCGCCTTGGTGTAGTCGCTCGGCACCTCGTGGTACCGGACTTCCATCTCGGGCAGCACATAGCCCTCGTCGCTGTGCCCGAGGTCGCTCGGGTATTGCAGGAACACGGCCCAGCTCGACACCCACAGCCAGAACTCTTCTTCCTTGTGCGGGTACAGCGTGAGGTTGCCAGCCTTCTCGCTGTCGCGCTGGAAGAACCTGGTCAGGGCCTGGCCAGAATCCATGACGCCCAGGTAGGCAGCGTAGTGGATCAGCTCCTTGAACCTGTTGGGGCTCGGCGTGGCCGTCTGCACGAACTTGAACTCCACCCCCTCGAACAGTGGAAGGAACTCTTGGTAGGTCTTGCTGCCAAAGCTGCGCAGCACGTCGGCCTCATCCAGGCTGCTGGCGCGCCAGCGTGATGGATCGACGTTGCCCTCGCGCACCGCCTCGTAGTTCGTCAAGTAGATCGTGCGCTCGTCATCAATCTCGGCGTCGTGCCGGATGAAGCGCACATCGACGGCATGCTCGCCATGGAAGTGCTGCGCGGCCTGGGCAATGAACTCTTGGCGGACGCCCAGCGGGCAGACGATGCCACGCACGCCCCCCGGTCGGTGCACGCCGATTAGGCGCATCAACTCCAGGGCTGTGACGGTCTTGTGCAGACCGAACGCGGCGAAGATGGCGCGGTTGCCACCTTGGGCCGCCCACCGCACGATGTCCTTGGTGTGCGGCTTGAGCCTGGGGTTGATGTCAGATGGGGCGACATCGAAGCCCTTGAAGCTGGCCAGCTTGATCTTGCGGCGCAGGAATTCGTCGTAATCGCTCACGCTGCCTCCCATTCAATTCCGCGCTGCTCATCCAGGTACTGGAAAACCTTTTGGGTCTGCTCTGGGCTGAGTGCAATCTGCTGGATGCCGGTGGAGATCAGCAGGCGGCCGGTGTTGGAGATGGCCACCTCGACAAACTCAGCGTCGACGACGTCCAGCAGGTCTGGATCACTGGTGGCGCTTCCGATTACCTGGCTTTCCTCGGAGGTCTTTGGCCTGGGCCGGTAACCCGGCTCTGCATCATCAATCCCCGTGTGGTCCGCCAAGGGGGACGGCTTGGCGTGCGCCCGATCGATGTCAACGCCCTGCCCTGTGTGATCTGCGGGCTTGGCCGTGACCATCGTTGAGCGGTCGAGCAAGCTCCACATCAGCCAGCCTGCGCGATCCTGGCGCTTGCTGACAACTCCGTGTTCGACTGCGGTTTTCATGCATGACGTCAGCCCATGCCAGTCACGAGGCTGCCCGATGGCTTCAAGCACCATGGCGGTGGACAGCTCGGTGCCAGGTGGCAGAGTTTGAAAGTGCGCGATGACCTTGGCCGGGATGGTTCCGGCCTGGGGCACATACGTGGTTGTCTGGGACATAGGGGTGTCTCCTAATGATCAGCGCCGACGCTTGCGGCCCATGGACGGCTCACCCAAGTGGAAGCCGTGGCAATGGGGGCACCGGTAAGGAGCGCGGCGGCAGTGCAGCCGGTTCGGACGATCGGCCACCTTCTTGGCCATCTCGAACGACTCGAAGCGCTGTTTGCCGTCGCAAGACGACAGTCGCTTGTCCTCGCGTGAAATCTCGCTCACCGGCATGGCAATGGCTTTGCTCATGGCGTCAGGCCTCTAT